ATTGCTCTCACCTTTATTCCATCATTATTAATAGGTGCTCCATGTGATTCTCTAGGGCTCATATCAATATTCTTGGACTTAGACATGCTTTCTTTTAAAGCATCAGCCTTTCCTTGTTCGTAAAAATGATTTGCGATAGCATCAGAATTCATAGCAGTAAACATAGACTTGTGGTAACCAGTAGCATCTTCCATTTGATCATTTTCATTCAAGAACTTCTTGACAAAATTATTAATATCACTTTGGTTTTCTTTTACTTGGCCTGGATCTTTAACGTTAAACCTATATTTTTTGTCTCCAACTTTGTATTCAAAACCTTTGAACCCATCATTAAAAACTTCTTCAGTTTTATTTAAAAATCTATTCTTTGCTTCCTGATGAATCTTTTTATTACTCTCAGACTCTTTGTTGTATCTATTAAAGAAATCAATAGCCTGTTGTTGTTGTTGTGTTAACTTACTCCCAGCTTTAATATCTTCATAGTATTTGGACTTTAGCCCGTCCAAGTGGCTTTTAGCGTCGGCAACTTGCTCTTTTAGCGCTAATTTTTTTCTTTTAATTTCTCTATCCTCATCTACATCTTCATCAAACGAAAACTGATCTTCCATTAAAAAATCTATTTCATCTGCTTGTAGATGGGGTTTTGTATTGTTATAATATTCTTTTAATAGAGTGTGATTGTCCATTTCAGAATAATCTTTATTTAGCTTGATGTAGTCATTTAAATCTCCTCCAGTGTCGTCCATGAAGTTCATTAGTTTTTGAACGCTCTCTGGAAGATCTCTACCTGTCTCAATAGACTCAATAACTTCTTTCTCCACAGCTTTAGCTACTTTCTCGGCCTCAAGCACCTCGTCAGTTATCTCTTGAACGATAGGAGTTTCTTCTTTTGTTTCCTCTTGAGTCTCTGGGACTTTTATTTCTTCAACTGGTTTTGATAAATCAACCTTAACTATCTCTTCTGCTTTTTCTTTTAACTCGTTAAGATCTACTTTTACTATTTCAGGTGTTTTTTCAAATGTTTTCTTTTTAGGTTTTTTAACCTTTAATTTTTCAACCTTATCATCTACTTTAGGTTGCTCGACTACTTCTTGTTCTTTTTGTTCTTTTGCCATAATATAATATAATAATAATTAATAAATTGTTTGTTGTTTTTACTTAGGTTCAAACGCTCCTAGTCTCATACCTCCACCAATCACATCGTTACCGGAAGATTCAAACCCTTTGGTTTTTATTGCGTTCATCGCTTTTTTGTCTTCCATTCTTGATTCGTGTCGGTTTTTTGTATCTAAATTTCTTGTTTCTTTTTTATCTTTCATAACTTCCTTAGTCATGTCTTTTTCTTTTATCATTTCTAGCTCCATCTGCTTCATTCTCATGTTTAATTCAAACTCGTGGTCCATTAACATTTTCTTCACCTCAGCCTCAGCGTGTAGTGTGCCTTTTTTAATTTCTCCTTTTTGAGTTTCTAATTGTATTTCATTTTGTAAAGCGGCTTGAGCCTTCTGTATTTCAGCTTGAGCAGCTGCTTGAGTTTGTTGCGCATTAGCCTCTGCTTGAGCCTGCATATTCTCTTGTTGCATTTTTTGATCTCTCTCCATCTTCTTCTTTCTTCTAATTTTAAGAAGTTGGTTGGCTAACTTTATATTTTTAATCTCTCTTAAATCAATAACGTCTTCTAAATCTATTGTCTGTTGAGATAACGCTGTTTGTATATTGTTTTCTAATAATTGTTTCTCTTCTTCATCTGGAGCTAACTCTAAGAATATACCAAAGTCATAAAGATGTAAATTCTTCATCTCTTGAAGAGTAGCTACATTATGAGATCCAATAGCCTGAACAAAAGCATTTGCTGTTGGGGAGTATTCTAAAATATCAGATATTCTTAAACATAAGTGCTCACATATACTTTGTGTTAAAAAAGCTCCACCCTGTAATATATGTCTTGTCGCTGTGTTTGAGTTAGCCGCCGCTAGTTTTTGAACTCCAACTAGAGCTTTTGGATCTGGAGTACTAGCATCTGTGGCCTCGTTCAATCCAGTCGTATCTCGAATCATTTGTAGATAATAGTTATAGGTACCTATTAAACTCTGCATTTTAGCCCCATCACCAGATTGTATTTCTTGAATAGGAATTTTCCCACCATTTTGACCACCATCCATAGTCATCGATCTACCTATAATGCTACCAGTTTGGAAGAACATGTTTAAGGCTTCTTGTGGATTGTAATTAGTTCCATTACCTAGGTCAATCTCCGCTAAACCGTCAGCATCTAAGTAGATTCCGTCTGGAATCATTCGAGACATTACTTGTTGTAGTTTTAAATGGGTTAATTGAATCATGTCCGCAAAACCAGTTATTCTACCAACTAAAGATTCTATTCTTCCTTCATACATTCTTGGTGCTACTATAGAGTAATTCATATTTACCTTATTAAAATCACTCTTAGGACGCATCATGTTTTTAGCTTTCTCCCATTTAATTAATTTTTCCGTACCTAATATCAGGGCGCCATCATATAAACATTCTATTTTTCTACCTAACCTTTCAAACGCTAACTCTTCTCCTACTGGTGGATTAAAGCTATCGTCCTTTTCTATAAGTTTTTGTAAACCAGTCGACATCTCTTTTACTTTATAAACCTCATGAGTATAAGTCTTATAGTTAAAATAAAGAACATCTATTTTGTTCTTATCTTCTTCTTGACTGTTTCTACGTCCAAATCTATAATTGTACTTGTAATTATTCTTAGATATATCTTCTAATTCACTATCTGTTATATCTGGGAACTGTTTTATCAATTCGTTTATTGGTATAGACTTAACTTCTCCTACGTAGTAAATATCATCAAAATAAGGAGAATCTGTATAAGAGTAAACCATACTCGCTGGGTCAACGTATTCAACTGTAACTCCTTCCGCTGTGTTAAAGCTGGTTTTACAAGCCGCCATACCACAGACAGTCAAATCATATATAAGTCTTTTTCTGGTAAGATCGTATTTATTACCGTCTAATAAAACATTTATAGCCTGTTCTTCCGCTATCTCCACGGCTTGCTTATAATTTAAAGACATGTGTAGATCTAGTTCCTCTTGTGTTTCTGGAACATCTTCCTCTTTGTTCTCTTTTAAATCTACGTTTAATAGATTACTAGCCATTTGATCAAACTCTTGAGCTCTCATGTCTCTCAATATACTTTCCATATATTCAGTTCTCTTTTCCACTCCGTATGGATCTTGGGAATATGCCTTTATAGAATACTGTCTTTCTGATATACCGTTAACTACTATATCTACAAATTTTGGTATAATCGGAACTGGTTTCCAATCTAGGTTCAAATAACTTAAATCACCGTTAATCGATAACTCGTCTTTATATTTCTGTATTGATTGTTCTCCTCTAGCGTACAATCTCAGTTTGTGAAAATTATTTAAATGACTGTAGTATCTATTGTTTCCATTTCTTTCTCCATCAAACCACTCAGCCTCTATAGCTTGCGCTACCTTCAACTCGTAATCGTGGGATGATTTCTCGTTATCGCTAACTACTTGACTTGGAAAATTATGATTACCTCTCATATTATTTTTTAATTAATTTAGACATACCACCTGTATTGGAATACTTAGCAATATTTATGTTTAATTTTGGTTTTTCTATATTTGCATTAGGCGTGTACAAATGCCTATTACAAGCCATTATGGCTAATCCAGAACTAATTGACGCATCAAATTTTGTTCTTTTAGTTATATCAAATCTACTCCAATCATTCAGCGTTCTGTTGAAGTATATGTTTCCATAACTTCCATCTCCCAAGTGACCAACATAACTTTGTATATACATCTCAATAGCAGCCGCGTGAGCCTGCTTAATATCTTCGCTGGAGTTAGGTATACCACCTATTTCTTTTTCTGTCACAGATAACTTGTTCCAAACTTTATCTGGTCTATTCATTGAGTATCCTCTATAACCTCTTCTTCTTAGATAGTACAATAACCTTGGTTTGTTGTTCTCCGCTAGTATAGGCATTCCGTAGAAAACTAAAGACATTAGAACGTCCTCAAAAAATATCTCCGCTGTCTGCGGTCTAGCTATGTACTCTAGAAACATGTGGTTTGGAGGAGCGTCTTCCATAGAGAACTTAGTGAGTCCGTGTAAAGCTCCGTTCGACCCTCTTCCGTCTACTGTTCCTGATATATCGTAACTATCACAACCGAAGGCTCCCATGTGTTCGTTTGCTGGGTATTTAATACCGTTCTTAACAAACATCTTGTTTTGCATGTGCTGCGGAGGTGTCCAACTTATTTTAAATCTACCCTTTGGATCTGGGTAAAATATAACTTGCGTGTCCTTTACTCCGTTAACCCACTGGAAATTTCCTGTATTAACGTTTGCAACACTACCTATTCCTTCGTTATAATCTATTTGTTCGTATATCTTAACTAGATTAAAAATACTATTCTTAGCCTCATCTCTAAACGCATGCTCTGTTGTTCTTGGGAATTGTCTGTAGAACTCGTTCAAACCATCATGATCAGATTTCAATCCCTCTACTTCGTTGTCCCAGTGTTCTATTATCCCTATATCTATTAATTCACCATCTGGTCCGAGTACATCATTATCTGGACTATCGAATACTGGATATCCGTATTCATCAATAAATCCTTCATAGTTCCATTCCATTGGTATAAACAAAGAATATAAACCAGACTTTGTCTGTCCATTTCTATTTCGTGAGGTAACGTCTGAAGCATTGTATAGTTTTTTAAAGTTGTCTCCTCCTTTGTCAAGGGCGTTAGAAGTTGAGCCCATCATACACTTTCCTACTATTCTACTACCTAATCTTAAACATGTTTTTGTAACTCTCCAGTTGTTTAATATATTGTCTGGTCTTTCCCACTTACCGCTTTCATCGTGAACTAATAAATTTAGTTTTTCCCCATCATAACTATTGTCACCTGTGTTCTTCCAATCTATAGTTGTATCTAACCCTTTAATATCTTCGAGTTGTTCGTTCGCTGTGATCTTCTTTCTCGTAAACTTACTAGCGGGAACACGATAAGCAAGCTCGGATTTTGGACGATCCATTCCGTCTTGTATAGGTTTAAAAAAGAACGGATAGTTAATTGATATAGGAACAACCTTATCTGTAAACATTTTCTTTGCATCTGAACCTGATTTTGATAGTATACCATATCTACTATCACTTGATATAGTTGCTAAGTTAACTGTTTCTGCGCTTGACATAAAAGAAAATCCAGATCTACGGTTTTTAAGATAACACATACCGTAACATCTTTTATCTGCTTTACAAGCCTCCCAGAATATATAAAACAATCTGTTTGCTTCTCTAAAGTCTGGAGCTCCAACGTCAATCTTACTCCATTGTAAATACATATAGTGCGTACCAGTTATCCAGGTTGGTTTACCATTGTTTATGAACCAAAAGCCCTCTTCTCTTCGTTTGAACTCTTCGTCTATGTAATCGTACCATTTTTCTTTACTGTCTTCCGGATAACTCCTCCAATCGAATATGTTCTTAATACGTTCTAACTCCTTGGGATACTCTTGTTTCACCCACTTGTTTTTCTCGTGCTTATATACTTCTTTAGGTGGTTTCGGTAGCGCTATAATTAAATCTTGTATTTCTATAATTTCACCAATAACTCCATTGTGAGACAATACAATTAAATCGTGTTCTTTGTTGTAACCGTACTTCCACTTTTTACCTCTGTTCATTCTGGTAATAGTAGTCTTTTTTATAGGCTCAACTGTGTTAACTAAACTTTGCTTGTACATTACTTAGATCTACCTTCTGCGAATCCTTTAAAGACTTTTTTCTCTGCCTCTTCAGGTGCTTTGCCCTCAAGCAAGTTTTCTTCTTCTTGTATTCTTGTAAGTATTTCAAATGCGTCAAATATAGCTAGTTTTTTAGTAGCTGCGGCATTTTTTAATCTATCTGCTGATATATCGTCGTCTGAATCTACGATTGGTTCTTTAGCTACTTTAATCAGCTCTTCAACTGCTTTCTGCCCAGCTTGGATTATATTCTTCTTCGTTTCCTTGGTATTCATATTTAATTGTAATAAATTGCGTCATAACTCTATACAGGCGTTTGCCATCGATTATAAACTCGTATGTTGAAAACGGTGTAAAGCCTATTAAATCTCCTTTGCTATACACACCATCCGTATGCTTAACAATACCTATACAAGATTCTTCTTCATCAACACCAAATCGAGTTCTATCTTTAATTGGTTGTACAAAACAATATCCTTCAGGAGCTTTCCACTCACCGTTTCTTTTGTATAAAAAAACTTGATCTTGTTTTACAAAATAAGTATTTTCATCAAAATAACTTCTACTATTTTTTTCATTACCTCTAACATCATGCCACCTTCTAAATATGTTATGATGCGTTATAATAGTATCTCCAGGTTTTATTTCTGTTTTAAAAGCTGTAGGAACTGATTTAACAATAGCCTCTCTATTTACAAATTGGTGGTTATAAACCTCAGTGTTAATTATAAGGTCTTTATCACCAACTTTTGTAGTGTTGTTATATCTATTTCCTTTTGGCTCTATAACAAAGTCAAAAGGTGCTTTCATTATTTATATGGTTTTCCTTTATTTGGATTACGCTTACCTTTAATATTATATTTTCCTTGTTTATCATGGGATTCTACCTCTCCAGTCTTAGTGTTCCAATTGTATTCTGTTTTTCCGTCACCTTTTTTTCTAAGAGCTCTCATCAACTCGGCGTCAGACATCTTATACATGTTATCTTTAATGAACTTTTTTATTTCTGCTTGTTTCTTTTTATCGTCCATTTTTGGAAATGGAGAACCCTTCATTTTAAATGCCATAATTTTAATATTCTAAGTTATACTCTACAGATATAGCCATGTTTTTGTTAAAGTCTTTCCATGGTAGTACATCTTTGTTTTTTTTGATATAAATAGAGTATTTTTCATCTTCTTCTAATATATCACAAATAGTATGTCCACCATATACTTCTTGACCAACAGCATAATGCATAGCGTCGTTTTTGTAATCTTTACCTACAGTAATTTTTCTAATCAGTTTTGACATCTTCCTTGTGATTTATAGTACCATCTTGTATGTTGATATCAGCTGTACCATAAGTCTTTTCAAAATCAACTTGTATTTCACCTAATTTTTCTTGTAACTGTGCTATATGATGTAAAAGACTGTGTTTTTTACTTTCAAAAGAACCAACCTCTAGTTGTGCTCTATTAATGTCATTTATTACTGATTGTACTTGATTTAATTCTTCGTTTGTAATTTTAGAAGGTTTTTCCTTCTTTAATTCTTTGATTTTCTTTGTTGTGTTCTTTGCCATTTTTATTTAATTTAAGTTAATTTAATTTGTTTATGAATGCGTTTCGCAAGTTAATACTAGTTGTATAGGACTAACGTTGTATAACACATCATTATTCGCTATTGCTTCTTCGTTTGCTTTAGTTAAAGTTATTTGCGTTGCGGAATCAACGGTTTTAATAGTACCAAGAACAGCGTCGTCTACAGCGTGTATAACATCGCCTGGCGCAAATAATAAAGTTGCG